TACAACAATACTTTTGAACCTTCCAAAAACTCCAATAACGCCTAACAGACTATTTTTTAGTAGATTAAAAGTACCTGCACCTAAACCACGCAATTTTCCGAAAACTGTCTGTAATACAGTTCCAGATCGAACAAAGTTAAATATCGCCCCTGTGACAGAAACAATCCTGTTCTTTAATATGAAGAATCCTTTTTCTAATCCTGGTATTGATGTTTTCATTAATTTAAGAACTTTGGTAAAGGTATTTCCACCTACACCTGCTCTAACAAATAATCCTGTTAATTTTATCAATGGCGAATTGACAGCAAAAATGGCTAACTTTGCCATCAGAAAACCGACTTTAAGTGCCGCCAGACCTGCAACCACCTTTACAATCGTACTGGTCAATTCTGGATTTGCTTTAGTCCAGCTCATTACGCCAATCGCAAAGTCGCGCATTGTTCCTAACGCAATATTAATGGTTGGGAGCAATTCACTTCCAATAATGATACCCAGTGCGCCAAGTGTGTTTTTAAAAGTTATGATGCTATTAGCCGTCGTCTCTGAACGAGACTTATATTCAGCAGCCATTGAACCTGCATATTTTGATTTGTCTGCAACCATGTCTAGATTTTTTTCTAGAGCCGCAGTATTTGTAAGTAATGGAGCAATCGCTCCTAGTGATTCTTTCCCAAATAGATTGGACAATATTGATGCTTGTTCATGTTTTTCTAATTTTGATACCGCTTTTAATACTTTAAGTGTCGTTCCCTCCGCATTCGTTACCATATCTTTAGAGATCTGCTTATAATCAAGTCCAAGTTTGATATAAGCCGCTTTTTGACTTTTCGTTGCAGAATCACCTGCCACCAATGCAAGCATAGTGTTTTTAATGCCTGTTGCTGCTATCTCCTCAGATATTCCCATACCACGTAAGGTGGCACCCATTGCAGCAATTGAACCAGACGCCAAGCCAGCAACTTCACCGAGTGGTCCAATACGCTGAACAATATCCATGATGCCTTTTGCGGCTGCGGGTGTATTATTTCCTAGATAGTTAATTTTATCTGCAAGCTCGACCACTTGATCTTGATTCATTTTAAATGCAGTTCGCATTTCAGCCATAGATTGCCCTGCTATATCGGCTGTCGTATCAAAGGCAACACCCATTTTTACGGCGTCTTCAGCAAATCGCGTCAGCTCTTTGGCAGCAATACCCGACTGACTCCCCGCAGCCATTATCTTTAAGATTTCATTGGTGGCCATAGGAAGTCTAGTCGACATGATGAGTGCTTCATCACTGATTTTTTTAAATTCTGCGTCTGTTCCACTAAATGTTTTTTTAACGTCTGCCAAACCTGATTCAAAATCGATAGCTAACTTTACAGGTACAACTAATGACGTACCTGCGGCAATGGTAGATCCAATCTGTCCTTTGATTTCAGATAGCCGATTGTTATTGGCTATTCGCTGCTTTTCAACATTGCTTAAACGTAGTTGCTGCGTTTCTAATTTTTTAAGTTCAGCCGTTACCAGTGAATATTTAGAGCGTAGGTTATCAACATTTTTACCCATACCGCCAAAAGTGCGGATGGCCTCACCCAACTGCCGTTGGTTTTGTTTGACCTTATTGATTTCTGTACCAATCTTACCGAGTTCTTTAGTCGTTGAACCAATAACGGTACGAAAGCTACCTGCCAGTGCGCCACCAATTGTGATAACGGCGTTCAGTTTTTTGTTGGCCATGCTCAATCACTTTTATCTCTGATTAAGCAATTTTGTGATGAAAGCTAGTGATTTATCATTATTCAGTTTTTCATCTATTTTATGTATCGACTATCGATTCCATAAATACGTACAAATTATTATGGTTATCAAAATTGCTAGAAATCGCCAAGCTTTCATATAAAAAATTCCAACTCAACTTGATAAGATTTAACCAACAATGTTCTTATAGGTTAAGCCAATTGTAAAAATAATAGCTGCGCAGCCAAATAACCAAGCAGCCCAAAAAGCTGCGTCTGCAAGTCGATTCCCAGCTCTATCCGCACCTTGTTCACTCATTTTTCCATCTACCTTTATCTGGTTTTTGGGTTTATAATTGAATAAATTTTTCATCCTTTAGCCTGTCTATATAAAGGTGGAAAATAAAAACCCAAGACGCCACATCTTGGGTTTTTGCTTTAATAGAGCAAGATTAATAACAATAAAGGTCTATTTCATTATTCAGTTTTTCACTTAGTGCAGTGCCATCTCAGCACTTTTGGCTAGAAAAGCTGAACGACTTAAATGTTGTTTTTTTGCCATCGCATCAATACGCTTAACCAGTGATTCAGGCATGCTGATATTGATCCGAACAGACTTGCTACTGACTTTAGATAAATCAATATCGACTAATAACCAATAGCCTCCCTCAAAGCGATCATCACCAATCCATTGTTCAGGGCTAGATGGCTCTGGCAAGGGCAAATCCTCACCATCAAAATAGACTTCTATTGCTTCTTGTGCCATACGCTGAATATCTTGCATGTCGTCAGCAGCACTAAAGCAACCTTCAAAATCAGGAAAAGTTAAGCCATAGGCAGAGTCGTGGTCTTTATGGACATATACGGGATATAACATCTTTACCTCCATTCCCAACCAGCTTGTTTATATATGTTGCGCAAAGTTCCAATCGGCATGTCTTTACGTGGGTGTGGTACGACGACATGACCTGATTTTTCAGGATGTTTAAATTTTTCATGGTCGCCCTTACCACCTACTTTGATCCAGCCTTCTTGTTCCAAGCGTTTAATAATTTCTTTGCTGTTCATTGTGTAATTATACACACCTTTTTCATTAGACTGAATTGAAAAAACCGTTTTAAGTGCATTCTATATCGGGCTAATAATTATGCCGATTAAGAAGATTGTATCGCTCCATCGGTGACAAATGCCACGGATGGTTTTCAATACGTTTACGCAGTTCTTCTCTTTGTTCTTTATCGATGTAGCCCCAAGCGACAAAGCCACCATCGTTAAAATAGTCATGAATAGCTGAGGCCATATTAGGATTTATGCCTCTTATCGCAGGGCCAAACTCTCGCCACCAACCACTGAGCCAAACCAGATACATTGCCATCGCTTTGACATTTCTTTCCGATGTAGAACCGTAATTTTTGCTCCCCATAAGCGCGATTAAGTGATGCACATACTCAACCGCTACTGGTATTTGGTCGAGTGGTATTTCATCTATACCACTGACACCAAAGCGTTGGTGAAGCATTTTGTAGGCATCGGAAAAGTTAAGATTAGTCGTTTTGGCGACCAGTAAATGAATGGCATCGTTCAGTGATACACGTTCAGATTTATGAGTCTTAGATTTAGGTTGTACTTCCCGATCTAAAATATCTAAAACCCATTTGCGGAATTCTTTGGCGATTGGAGTTCGGGCAAACATGGCTATTAAGTGGCAACCTCTAAGTGAGAAAATTCGTAACCTCAAATTGAGGTTCTGAGGATTCTCAATTAGACGAGTCATTGAAGCAGAAAACTCATCTTCTTTTCTTTTGAATATCTGATTAATTTTATCTGTACGAGAATAGCCCAATACCTCAGCTAGTTCAGCGGCCGTTAACCAAATTTGCTCATCACTTTGTTGTACAGGATGAAATTGTATTGCGTTAAATGTTAGACTATTCATGTCTTATCTCCTGCTAGGGATCAGATAAAGCCTCGATAGCCGTCCAAAGTCATCGAGGCTTTTTTTGCACCTAAATTCAGGTGCATTGACATTAATTTACATGTACCTATAATTAGTGTCAAGAGTCAGGAGATAACCATGCAAAAACAGACTAACTTTATTAAAACACAAGTACGCCTACCTCCTGATCTTCATCAAGAAGTTACAAATTTTGCTGAAGAAAATGAACTTTCAATGAATAGTGCTTTTATTGAATTATTAAAAACAGCTTTAGTCAAAAAGGAATCTCGATCTTCAAACTTTTCAGAAGTAAAAGTCATTAATCTTGAAAACGGTATTAAACGATTAGTATTCGGAAAATTAGTAAATGTACTAGATATTGATTATTCTCAAGATTTAAGTAATTTAAGAAAAGATATTCAATTATCGCTAAATGCATTAGCAGAATCCTCTTTTAGACACAAATTGTCATTTTGGACAAAAGAAGTATATGTTCATCAAGGTGGACATCATATTGACGTTGTTGATAATGGTAAAGGAAGTCTTGGATGGTTGATTGTCGAAGACCATATCACTGATGAATACATGGAAAATTTGCATAAAAAAAAGTAAAGAAAACTAACTTTGGTTAGGTTTTTGGGATAAAGCTAGG